CTGAAGATAATAATATAATTGCTCTCTCATCTCTTGCTCTTTCCTGGATCGCCTTTTGACTTATGAAATGCTGTCACCTTTTCTTGAGTTCTTAGTATTAGCTTTTTGGTTGCCTCTGGCTCTGCTGTCTCTAATGAACTTTCAAGGAAATGCTTAGCTTTTATATTGCGCTTTGCTGAACCGTAATTTTGCACGCCCGCATATTTGGCAATTGCTACAGTCTTTTTACCGTTTGGAACTTGTTCACCATCTAATATACCAGCTCTGCCCACAATACCCTTGCCTCGGCCTTTGCTAAATACCTTAGACTTTATTTTTTTCTTGAGTGTACCAGACTTAACTTGCTTCTTAGCCTCTTTTCTAACCTCGGCAACTGCAACAGTTAAACCAGGTCTTACCATTTTATTTTGAAAGCCCTGTGACATTTCTTTTAATTCTTTGGCTAACTCTTTAGCTCCATGAATTGTAAATAAATCTTTTTTAGCCATTTGTTGCATCCTCCTGTCTTTTGCAGAATATGTGCATTTCTTCCATTCGGTCATCCATCTCAGCCCAATCAACTATATTGTAATTTCTTGAGCGGTGAACAATACGCATACTTGAACGGATGCCAGAATCATAACGGATTTTAAAAGTCGTGTCAAAGATACCGTTTATTTGATCGCCGCTAGTGACTTCACCACCGCCGCCATTAATAACCTCTGCGTAACAACTGGCATAAGTTGACCATGAGGCAACAGACTCACCAATGCTATTGATTGTCTCGCCTCGCTGCTCTATAACGATCTCTTGGAATAGCTTGCCCGCTTCCATAATTAAAACCTATAATCTGCGGCTGGGCTTAATATTGCAATCATAGCCTGATTGGGTTGTCTTGGTGCTGCTGTGTTTGCTTCTCTATGCTCAAACAATTCTGCAACCCTCATTTTTATAACAGTCTTGAAAGTTTCTGGAACTGCTGAAGCTGCACCATATCCGGCATCATAAGTTATTTTAACCGCGTTGGGTTGTCTTAATACTTCTGGATAGTCTTCAAGCGGATCTCTAAAGACTTTGTTTTGAATGCTTTTATTGTCGAGTTTATACAATGTGCTTGATAGAGTTTGGGTTGCGTCATCGGTGTCTTGATAACTGATTGACGTAATGGATTGAGCTGTTCCGGTTGGTAATAATATCTCATCGCATAAATCCTCTGTGTAATAATCATAAGTCGTAGTAACCATGGTCTTATTTGACCATGATTCTACGTCCTTACGAGCTGCTGTAATAAGGGCCGTAATAACATCATTCTGCAAGCTGCCAGTGTACCTCATGAATAATGATGCTTCTGCAAGCGTCACTGGTTCTTCTGCTGGCTCTGTGTTAATTACTAAACCCATTATTACAACCTCTTAATTATACTGTTACTGTTTCGTCAACTTTTGCACCAGCGGCCAAAGGAGCATTAGCAACGCAAGCCCCTTGCAGTACACCAGCTGCAACGCTTGACGCGCCAACAGTTGTTATGCTTAATCTTACGTGAGTAAAATCATTAGCATTATCTAGGTCAGCAGGTTTGAACTGAATCAAAGCTGATCCGGCTGCTACTAGCTGAGTAATATCAGAACCAGATAAGTCCTTTGCGCCAGTTCCTGAAGAGTCAGAAGCTTGCTCAATTTTAGCGTCTACAGAAGTTCCAACAGTACCAGCTGATACAATTGCCTCCCATGCGTTAGCACTGCCAGCATAAAACCAAGATGTGGTATAAGTGGCCGCGCCTGCTACTGGCTCGATTAATCCTTGTACTGATACTAAATCAGTTGCGTTTGATGATACATTCATGATATATCTCCTTAGTTAAGTTCTACGAATGGTGACAAAGTTGCACCGTTACGAGGAGTATAAACGTCATTACACCATGGAATACCGTTAATACGGTGAGTCCAGCGGAATGCAGTTGAATCATAGTCAAACTTGACGTGAATAGAGCTAGCGAACTGAGAACCGCCAACCTTTTCAAGACATCTATAACCTTCTGGGTTAATCAATCTAACATCGCCTTGAGTACCAAGTACTGAACAATCTTCAGACTGATATACTGGTAGACCATTCATTAGTCCAATCATACCGTTACGGAAATAAGGCTCCCAAGTGATAGGAGTATCACCAACAGTCATCAATGGTAACTTAGCCATAACATCACGATTGATAAGCCAGAATGCACCAGGGCCAACAATAGCTCTTGCATACATCGCAGCAATATCTTGTGACTTAACATCAGTAGCAGTGTTACGAGTAACAGCAATTTTATTACTGTTATTAGTGTTGAACATACCTAGAGCTTCACCAACACCAGTACCATTAAGTAACTCACCTGCAAATTTAGCGCGAATAACTTTAGGAGCTTGAGTTGCCAAATGTCCCTCTAGCCAAGGAATATCATTTAGGTCTTCTTCAGTAACATTTGAATAAGCATACAACTTAGCAAGTGGCAAAGTAGTTGTTTCAAATACTTCTTTACTTGAAGTCATCTGGGTATTTTCAGCGATACGAGCCGCAGTGATACCAACAGAACCACCAGTAGTATTAGCAGCACTTCTCCTGAAAGTCTTGCTATTACTAGAAGTCTGCTCAGTAGTCATCTTACCAACCCAATCATCAGTAATACCAGACTCATTGATTAATAGACCATCAGCAAATTCACTAGGAATCATTAGACCATCAGCGATTGAAGTGTGATCGCCAGCAGTTTGCATAATGTCGGCAATACCCATAAGACGCTTGTCCTGTGAGATGTTGTTACCGTTCTTATAAACTGATTCAAGGAGCTCACCGCCATTACTAAATCCAAACTTTGGATCATTAGTGAAACCTTCTTTAACTACAGCACCCTTAACAGCTCCAGATTGAACCGACTTAGGCGCAGAGAAAGAACTTAGAGAGGCTTGAATTGCTTCAAATCTTTCTTGCTCTTGCTTTACTTTTTCAAGTTCTTTTTGAGCGGCTTCGACTGAATTGAGCTTAGAAGAATAATCTTCTGTTCCTTGCTCCATTCCCTCAAGCTCACCCATAAGAAGCTTAATTTCTTCTTGTTTTGCTTGGATCTTATCCATTGTATTTCTCCATAAAAAAAGGCCATCTAAGCACATTATTGCGCTCTGATAGCCTCAACTTTTCGAGTTATGTTTTCTTTGTTTAGTTGCCGTTAGCCGCTCTTTAACGGCAACCGCATTGTGATTATTATAAGTTTTCTTTATATAAATTGCAAACTGTATAAATAAATTATATGGTTTTGCGCAATCTCGCAGCTCTTGATCCTTGGTTTAAATAGTCAAAAGCTTCTTGAATTGTTTTAATGCCATCACTCAATCCAAGCCTTTCAGCATCCGCCTGGAAAAAGCTTTGACCGCTTCGAGCTTCTGAACCGTCGGCCATATCTGCATCTGGTCTTGAACGCTCAACAGCTATAGAGAAGTCAGCTTGCAGTGCATCTACTTTGCTCTGAACTGAATTAATAAAGCTTTGGCTGATTTCAGTGCCATACATTCCGGCCCCCTTCAATTCACCAGTAGCTATTTTATAAACCTTATGGCCTTCATTCTCAAAAGCTTTTGAACTATCCACTAATGCCGTCACAGTTCCAATTGATCCAGTCTCATTAAATTTATGAGTACTAAAAACCTTTCCAGCTTGTGACCCAACATAATAAGCAGCACTTGCCATCATACCATTATTTAATGCGGCTGTCTGCTTCACTTTTGATAGTGCATTAACTTGATCTGCCAATACATCTATTTTTGACGCTTCCCCGCCTGGGCTGTTGATATCGAATAACACTTGATCAATTTTGCTATCTTGCGCAACATCTTGAACCGCTGCCATAAGATCTTGAGTAGATACGGCATCAAACATAACGCGCTCAAATAATCCCGGATTAAGCATCATGGGCCCGTTAATACTTATCATTGCTCTGTTGCCTTCTTTCTGCAATACTGGCTTTTGAATAAATGGCTTACCCTCACCATCTTGCATTAACTCTTTTAATTCCTTTTTAAATGGGTCTATATTATCAATGCGCTGTCTAATGTTTTGCATTGATAGCTCATCCATCATAAAATAATTATTTTTAAACATTAGCTAAATCCTATTGTTA